TCCCGACGATTAGCAGATTGATTTGCCCGCCAATGACGGAAATGACGCGCACCTGGTCGAGCTTCAAACGCGGTTCCCAACGTCCAAGGGCGCGGGCGACCTCAGCCTGTACGGCGCTTTTCCAGCCCTCGTTAACGGGCAAATCGACAAACCGCCGCAGCTTGCTGCCGTACTCCATGCGGTGCCGGCGACTGCCCAGCGGCGTGCCCAAGATGTCTGCGATGGATTGGCGCAGGTGCTCGATGCCGGATATGGGTAGGCCGGTGTGGCGATCCATTCCGATCATCTACATCACTCCTTGAACGGCTCGTATTCTTCGCTGGCTTTCAGGAACTTGACCGCCTCAAAGTCAGAGACCGGCACAACGACCGTCGCCTTCTCGACCGGATAGGAACGGTCAGTACCGGGCACGATCAATTGTCGCGACGTGTAGAGCTTGTCGCGGAATTTCAAGAATTCCGGCGATGGGTACATTGAGGATGCAATTGCCGGTTCCGAGGACGCTTGCACCTCAGTGACGGTCGTATCGATCTTGGCCATGTATTTCTCCAGGCATGAAAAAGCCCGCACGCGGCGGGCTACAGATTTAGGTGACACTCAGACCGATAACGGCTGAGTCTGCAATGCTTTAACAACAGCTGACGATATCTGCTCGGGGCTGGCATCACCGCTCGCGCTGATCGTGAGATTAACGGTCATGCCCATCGCAGCCCGAGGCTTGGGAACGTACCGCCCACCGCTCAAGGCTAAACACAGCCCTTGGGCGATTTCTTCAGGATCGTTTTCACCCGCAAACAAGCGCTGCCAAAACTGCAACATGCGAGCGTTGTCAGCGAATTGGGTGACCTGATAGCCCACCATTTTTGAGATCAGAAAACGGTCTGCACCATTAATTGGGTCAATCGCTGGTTTTGCCATAGGCACTCAATGCGTGTGGTGGTTGCTGTTGCCACCGGCGTCGATGATTGCGCCGGCGCTGGTGATGCCTTTGGTAACGTGTAGCGGCCCGTCGATCATCACCGCCGCTTTCAGATTGATGTTGCCGGTGGTGACGTTCACGGCGCTGTCAGTAATAACCGCTTCCGTGCTGGCCACTTTGATGGTGACCGTACCGCTCGGCAGCGTGATGCTGTAGCTCTTGGCCTGCCAGTCGTAGATCAACGAGCCTCCATCATCGAAACGCCAGACCTCGACGTGGTCGCGATTATCTGGCGGCGGGCCGGCATTGCCATACAGACCCGGGACAAACGTGCCTTGTGACACGTCACCGCTGGGACTGATCAAACTGCCCTGCTCGCCCATGGACGGCGCCCGCCAATGTCTGGCTTTACCGGCGGCGATGCTGTGCCAGCGCACCCAGGCGCTGACCCAATCACTGCCATCTGACACTCGGCACACCGGCGGCGAGGCGGACAGATCCAGCGCGACCACATAACAAGCCTTGACCGCCCCCGCGAGCATGCGGTCGTGCTGGGCACTCGCGTAACCACTCACAAATCCTCCGCAGGGACAAAGTCCTCTTTGGCATCGTTGTTGAATCCAATGAGCAACATGCCCGGCGGCTCGTCAGGCCAAAGCCATTCCTGCGGGCCGAGATAGACTTGCTGAGTCCACTCCACCAGCCAGACCGTGTAGCCGTCCAGGTGCGGCTGCGTCCAGTCCTGCAGCGACTGCACAAACTCGGCGGGTTCAACTGCCAACCCCCACGTCTGCGCACGCAGCAGCACCGCCAACTGGGTCGCCAATTGCACGGCCTGTTGGTGATGATGCGGCTTGATCGGGTCAACAATGATCCGAGCCTCGAACTTGCAGACCAGCGAGGTTTCGCCGGTGCCGATATCGGCACCCGGCTCAATCTCGGCCACCTCCAGAAACACCGCCGGCAGCAACACGCGATCCTTAATGTCTGGCCAGGCTGTGACGTCCTGCACGCCGGGCAAGTGGGTACGCAGATGCTGTTCTACCGCCCGATAAAGCTGATCCAGGCTGAACGGTTCCTCAGACATTGCCGATCCTCTTGAGGTATTTCTGCAGCTCAAAGTTGAGTTCTTGTTTGAGAATCGTCAACAGGATCTCATCTGCCTTTTTGACCCAGCTGTCGAAATGCGGCCGGGCCTGTTCCAGCGACACCTTGGCCTTGGCCAGCGGGAAACGACTGCCGTTTTCGGCAACCCAGCCCGAACTCGCCCCGCGACCGGGGGAGACCGTGCTGTCGGGGTAGTCGTCCCCGTTGAAATGCTTGCTGGCTGTGCGGATCCAGATGTCGGGTTTGTTGCCGTAGACCTTCTTGAGAAAGGCGCCTTGGTAACGCCGCCCCGCCACTGATACGCCGCTGCCGGTTTGCCGCGCCCGGCCGATCCGGCTGGACTCGATGGCGTTCAAACCGAACCACAGTTTGCCGCTCGCAGCCGCGCCGGAAACTGGATAGCTGCGCAACCGCTGACGTACCGCTGCTACGGCAATGCGCTCTGATCGGCCGACTGCTCGGGCGATGTGCGTGCGCAACCGTCCCAACGTTTTGTTGATCGCGCGCCGATGCGCCGCAGCAGCCGCTTTCGGCACCAACTTGGCAAAGTCCTGAAACGCCTGAAAATCTGGGGCCGAGGACTGGATAGAGATCATCCCGCCCCCGGCCGAGGGTTTGAAATAGCTGCCTACGCTCATGGCCGTAACCTCAGAATCAAGGCGACCAAGCCGTCACCGCTTGGCTCCAGTTGCAGCAGATCGTAGTCACCGCCGCCATCCAAGGCAGGCAAGTCAACGCTGACTAGCAGGCCCTGCCGCAGACCTTGCGAATCGCTGACGCGGATCTCGAAGCGCGGCTCGCGCAACCCGGTGTTGAGCTTGCCGAGCTTGGGTTGCAGCCAAGGCGCAGCGAACATGCCGAACACTGGCTCTTCGCGACCCTCGATCCGCGCGGTATCGCCCAGCGTTTCGAACACCACCGCGTCGACGTCGGCGACCAGATCGCGAAAGCCCACGGTCAGAGTTCCAGCAGGATCTGGGCGCGCGGTCGAGTGCACAAGTGCAGTGGGTTGGACTGGGCTTCACCGGCCATGCCTTTGTTGAAGGGCAGCGGCTCGATCATGCTGTAGTACGGAATGCCCTGAGTGTTGACCGTTTCCATGTAATCAGCCGGCGCGAACACCGAGATGTACAGATCTGGCACGCCTTCGGGAATCAGCAGCGCCTTGTCGTCATGAACGAAAGAAACGCCGGCAACCTTGCCACGATAGCGCTCCCAGATGATGCCGCCGAACTCGAAACTTTCCCGGGCGTCACCACGCAGCGCTGCCGCTTGCTGACTGTTGAGGTAGGTCTCTTTGACCGACTTGTGAACAATGAGCTTGTTCCAGAAGTTCTTGCCGCAGAAAGCGCGCGAGCCGGTACTGGTCACGCTGCCCAGCGCATCCTCCTGCATGTCCAGCGCCTCACCGCACATGACCCGCAGCTCGGTATCGGCCTTAGTCAGCCCCATGGACATCTTCTGACGCTGCACACCGAAGGACGCATAGATGTCCAACAGCGGGGTTTGGCCATCGGCATCAAGGATCAGGCCGTTGAGTGCGCCCATACGCTGGAATTCGTGCGTGGCGTCCAACTGGCGCCGCGCCTTAGCCAGGCGCGCATTGACCACGTCCTGCACCGCCTGCAGCTCAGTGCGGGTACCGAAGGCGCGAATGCCTTGGATCTCATCCGCCTTGATGGTGAAGCGCTCAGGCAGGTGCACGGTGTTAAACGGGATCAGTTTGCGCTTGCTCGCCGCAACCACCAGGCCAGAACCACCGCGCTCACCGGCCGGCACCAGTGCCAGGGTGTCACCGTCCTTTTCAATCTGCACGGTCAGGGTGGTGATGCCTTCCTCGCGGAACAGGCCCAAAGCGCTGATACGGCCCGGCAGGTAGGGCTGATCATTAAGTGCAGCGGTCAGCGAGGTGACAGTAAATGCTTCGTCGTCAAAAATGGCGATATCGGCCATGGGTACTCTCCAGAAACGAAAAATCCCGCACGCGGCGGGATGCATATGAAAAAAGGAACCGTCTTAGCGGACGATCACCGAATGAGCGGCCAGGGCTTTCTCGGCAGCCAGATCGAGGCCGGTCAAATGCGCTTCACTGACCTCGGCCAACCGCACCACGGCGCGACCGCGACGCACCACATCGGATTCACCGAGCGGGCCGTAGAGAATGGCGACAGCGTTTTCGGTGCCGTCCTCAGCAGTCGGTTCGTAGGGTGCGAATTCGCCGGAGGCGGTCACCAGCCCGAGAATTTGTCCCGGCCACAACGCTGGGCCGGCCGCGACGTTGATCGCTTCACGCGAAATGGTGCCGGCGCCTTCGGACAGCAAGAATTCACCTGCGTGCATCGGTTCCTGTTTGATGGTCATGCTCGTGCTCCTTTCGCGCTTTGCGCGGTTCCGGTTTGGGCCGCTTGGCGAGCAGCCCAAATCAAGTTGGGGTCAGGTTGTTTGGCCAGCACCTTGGGCGCCAGGTCGTCCGCCAACGGCAGACTGTTGTCGATTTCGAAGCCCTTACCGCTGGTGACAATCTTGTCGAACAGCCGCGCCTGAACCGCCGGCACGTCCAGACCTGCCGCGACATACTCGGCGCTGAATTCAGGAAGTCGGGCAGCCACGCAAAGGTCGTTCACCGCTTTGGCGCGTGTCAGACCGGCCAAAACGATTTCTTCGCTTTCGAGCTTGGTCGAACTGAGTAGCGGCGCCACCAGGTTGCTGATACCCGCCGCCGTGCAGCGCTGAGTGATCAACAGTGCCAACTTGGCCGAATCGACCACCGGCGGCACCTGTGGAGGATCGACCGGCTCAATATCCGCCGGATCGACCTCCGCTGGATCGTCGAGCTGAGCCAGCAATTCAGCCGGTGCGTTCTGGAATCGTTGCAGCACCGCGCCTTGACCGAGGCAGGCTTTGACCTTCACGCCGTCACCGACTTCATCGGCAAGCCCCAGTGCCACCGCTTCGTTGGCGGTCAGCCAGGTTTCAGCCGCTACCAAGCGCCGCAGCTCAACCTCGTCAATGTCCGGTGCCTTGGCCTTGTACGCCGCGATGATCGCTTCCATGGTTTTATCGAGAACATCGGCAATCTTGCGGAAGCCTTCAGCATCACCGGCGGCGTAAGTCCATGGGTTATGGATCATCAACATCGCGTTGGAAGCGATCACCACGCGGTGGGCACCGCACACGGCCACACTGGCCGCACTAGCCGCCAGTGCATCGATCCGGCCGGTGCAGCGTTCGCCCAAACGCGACAGCGCGTTATGCATGGCCAGACCGTCGAACAGGTCGCCACCGATGCTGTTGAACGCGGCCACCACCGGTGACACACCGTCATCCATGGCGCGCAGATCCTGCACGAACTGATTGGCAGTGATGCCCCACGCGCCTATCTCGCCATAGACGAAAATTTCGATCACTCGCTCGGTAGCCTCGCCGCTGGCATGAACGGCGTACCAGGTCTTGTCCTGTACCTCGACGCGTTTGCCGGCGCGGTTGTAAATACGCGGTTTCGCGGTTTTGCTCATGGTTGCTCCTTGTCGTCGTTGTCTTCGACGGCATCCAGGGTGTTGTAGTTGAGGCCCAATGCGGTGGCGCGCGCCAAATCGGCAGCGTTTTCCAGATCGACCGTTTCGGCGTCCGCGCCAGTGCGCAAAACCATCTCGCTGCGCGACGCAAAACCGGCTCTAACCTCCATCGCTCGCGCCTGCACGTCCTGCACCGGCTGGATGTAGGCCCAGCCTTGTGGCACCCAGCGGGTGCGCAGGTATTGGCGACGCTTCTGTGCGTAATCGTCCAGCACCAAGACACCCGACAGCACCGCCATGTCCATCCACGCAGCCCGTACCGGACGGCAGAGTTGATGCACGTACACGCTGAACTGCAGTTGTTCCAGACGACGCCGAAACTCGTTGAGTACCACCCGCAGCGCTCGATCGTTGATGCCGCGCATGTCGCCGGTGAGGATCTCGTAAGGCGTGCCCGATCCCGCTGCAGCAGCCATCAATTGCTGCCGCATGAAGTCTGGGTAGTTGTTGCCCGCGTCCGGCGGTTTGGAAAACTCAACCTCCTCACCCGGCCCGAGTTCCTGCATGGTGCCGGGTTCGAGCGCGACCATCGGGGTGAACCCGTCGCGATCAAGATCCAGCAGAGCGCCGGTGACCGGATCCCGTGGTATTTGCCCGGAGTCCGGCGCCGGACGGCTGATAAAGCCAGCAAACAGGTTGGCCACTTCCTGACGGAACAGCACCGCGTCGTCGTAATTGTCGAGACTGCGCAGGCGTTTGAGCACCGGCGACAATCGAGGCACACCGCGCAGTTGTCCTGGCTCCACCGGTTCGAAAATGTGCAGCACCTGCGCGGCCGGCACGCGCACTAGCTGGTTGTAGCCGGCGTTCAACGAGGCCGAGTCACGCGGATGCGACAGGTACATCCAATACGCTACCCGCTTGCCGCCGGGGGTGAACTCGATGCCGGCGCGGATAATGTTGCCGCTCTTGGTGCTCTCGAATTTGTCGTGCGGCACGAACTCGGGCGCCAGAATCTGCAACTGCAGCGGAACCGCCAAGCCTTCGTCCCGACTGCGAGGACGCAAACGAACAAAGCATTCACCCGATGTTTCCACCGTGCGCGCCACCAGCGCCTGCTGGCCATAAAAGTCGGTGCGATCATCCGCATCAGACTCATCGACCCAATCGCCCCACAGCTCCTGCAGCAGTTTGCGCAAGGCATCATCGTCGATGGTTGGCCGTGGGGTGATGCCCGTGCCAATCAAATTGCTGACGCGCTTGTCGATCACGTTGAAGGCATACGGATCATTGCGAACCGCTGCCCGGGAGCGCGACCGCAAATTGCGCAGTGCCGGGGTGTTGATGCTGTTAATCCCGTTGTCGGGAGCGTCCCAGCCAGCGGATCGGCGGCCCTCACCAGCGCCTTCGTAACTGGCCTTGATGTTGGACGGCAACACAAATCCGTTACGGGTCAGCGTCGGAAATTGGCGGGCCATCAGACCCCCTTCCCTGAGTGGTACAGCCGAACCACGCGCGAACGTGGCCCGGCGGCGCTGGCCAGCGACGAGCGTATTTCTTCGCGCGCCTTGAGCAGCTCATCGACCGTGCGGTACTCCACGGTACGGTCGGTGTAGCGCACAGTTTTTTCACCGC